TCATTTATACAAGATACGAATGTTACAGAGTATTTAAACAAGACAATAGATGATCAGTATGGTATGTTATTTAACATGGCTCAAGACAATACAATTCAGGAGATGATAGATGCCCAGTATTGAGTACGCTGGGATGAAGGTATCTGGGGGAAAAGTCTTTGCTATTCTTACTCTTTTAGGTGCACTTGGATCGGGAGCTTGGGCCGTTTTTAATTTTTATTCCGATTATCTTTCAATGAAAGAAAAGATTTTGTTGTATACTGAGCCTGATTTATCTGAATACGATGAAGGAATGGCTGTATTAAAGTCTGAGATAGATATGATATTACAAGAAATAACCATAATATCTGACGTGGCTAGGGATATGCGCTCAGACATGAAGGCGGATCTACGTCAACAATCTGGAGACATCCGACACATAACTGAAATTGTTAATGACGTGGAAGATAGGCAGAAAGAAGACAATAGAGAGCTTTTAAATGAGATGAAATTACTAGAAGAAAGTCTTGACTTAAAGATAGATAAGGCTTTAAATAATCCTCTGAACAATATGAGTGCAAAATCTAAATAGGAGTAAACCATGTGTAATTGTAAAACAGATGCGGATTGTATATGTCGTTTAAGATAGATATTAAAACAATATTACCTTATTTAGTGTTATTTGGAACAATAGCAATGACATGGGGTATGTGGTCAGAACGTCTAAATGCAGTAGAAGAAAAGGCAGATAGTGTTGCAAAAATGCAACAGGATATTGCTGTTATAAAGGAAAAGATTTTGCAAATGGATGATAGAGTGATGTGGATAGAAGAGTTTTTAATTAAAACTATTGAATATTAATGGCAATCTCTAGAGCACAAATGAAACAACAGGTATCTAAACCTGGTATGAAAAAAATTAAAAAAGTAGCTACTGCACTACGTAAAGCATCAAAGAAACATGCTAATCAAGCAAAAAAATTACAGGGTATAATTAATGGCAGATCCAAAAAAAGGAACAGGAAAAAAGCCTAAGGGCTCTGGCAGAAGATTATATACAGATGAAAACCCTAAAGATACTGTAAGTATTAAGTTTGCTACACCTACGGATGCTAGAAAAACTGTAGCAAAGGTTAAAAAAATTAAAAAGCCATACGCTAGAAAGATACAGATATTAACTGTTGGTGAACAAAGAGCTAAAGTTATGGGTAAGAGAGAAGTTGCTAATATCTTTAAAAAAGGTAAAATAAGTTTAAGGAGAAACAGAAAATGACTAAATTATGTCCAAGAGGTAAAGCTGCGGCGAAGCGGAAATTTTCGGTGTACCCCAGCGCATATGCAAACGCCTATGCTTCCAAAATCTGTGCAGGTAAAATAAAAGACCCAAGCGGCGTAAAACGTAAAGATTTTAAAGGACCTAAAAGAGCTATGGGAGGTGTGTCTGTTTCACAACAAAGAAAAGCTGTTTCAGCTGACCGTATGGTTAAAGGTGGAACAAAAGGCAAAGCTACAATCGTAGCCGCAGGATGTGGTATGGTCGATAAGAAAAGAAGAAAAAAGACCAAACTATACACAAAAGCTGCTTAGGAGGTAATCATGCTCGATTCAATCAAAAGTAAATGGAACAATCTTAATAAGAAAGGCAAGATAATTGTCGTTGTTGTTGGAGTTGTTGCAATATACGCAATATCACAGATAGTATAAAATGTCTGGCCACAAAGGATTAGCGAAGTGGTTCAAACAGGATTGGAGAGATATAGGTTCTCGAAAAAAAGATGGCAGCTTCGCTAAATGTGGTAGATCAAAACAAAAAAAAGACGCTAAACGAAAATATCCCAAGTGTGTCCCCGCAGCAAAAGCTGCACGTATGACAAAGGGGCAAATAAAATCAGCAGTATCTAGAAAAAGGGCAGCAGGTAATGTTGGCCCAAAACCCACAAACGTTAAAACAATTGTCAAGAAAAAAACTCGCAGAAAAAATAAAGCTTGATGTAATCAATTGGTCTAAAAATGTTTTAGAACCAATGAACAAACATCTTGGTTTTCCTGCGTGTCCTTTTGCTGCAAAGTGGAGAAGAGACAATAAATTAAGAATTGAAGTAAGACCTGATAAATCTAAGTACGAAAAACATTTGACTCAGGTATTAAATGATTGGAATAAAAAACAACACGATATTATAATTTTCTGCGACCCTTATTGGGAACAATATGATAATGTCCAATTTCAAGACAAAATAGATTTTTACAATAAAACGTACAACAAACGGGACGCTTATTTCATGGGTTTTCATCCTACTAACCCTGCTACTGTGGAAGAGCAAGAGTTTCTCGTCAACCCAACAGATGACTGTGACTGGGAGCCGGAGTATATGTACAGCATGATGCTAGTGCAGAAATTTAAACAGCTATATGAAGCAAGTTGCAAACTACATAAGATAGGTTATTATAAAAATTGGCCGGCTGAGTATTACGATGATGTCGTAAAAACTAGGCAAGACGAGTACGAAAAACTTTTTAAAAAGGAGAAAAAACATGCCAGGTATGAAAATGAAAAAACAAGCCATGAAGCGAGGCGGTAAGCCTGCTGCCATGATGAAAAGAGGCGGTAAGGCAAAAAAACAAGCAATGAAGAAAAAGAAGAAGAAGTAATAAATGGCTACCTCGGGAACCACAGCTTTTGATCTCAGTATAGATAGGCTTATAGAAAGAGCTTACGCTAGATGTGGGACACAGATAAGAACAGGATATGAATTATCTGCAGCAAGAGATAATTTAAATTTGTTATTTTCTGAGTGGGGTAACCGAGGTATTCATCTTTGGAAAATAAAAAATCACACACAAAATTTAACGGCAGGGCAAACAGAATACACTGCACCCTCTGATGCATCAGATATTTTAGAGGTTGTGTTTAGAAGTTCAGACGGATTGACAGATACAACCATGACAAAAATATCTAGATCTGAATATGAAAACTTACCAAACAAAACTTCACAAGGCACACCTAGTCAATATTATGTTAGAAGAGAATTATCTGCTGTAAAAATAAAATTATTTTTAACACCTGATACAACTGATACTAAAATTAACTTTTTTTATGTAGGCAGAATAGAAGATGTAGGAGCTTACACAAATACAGCTGATGCACCATTTAGATTTCTACCATGTTTAGTATCTGGTTTAGCTTATTACACCGCACAAGAAGTTGCACCTGAAAGATCACAAGAATTAGAAAGAAGATATGAGGCAGAACTACAAAGAGCCTTAACAGAAGATAGTCAATCTACATCTGTAAACATTGTGCCACAAAACTTTTATCCATCGGGGTAAGATATGGCATTTGCATCAGGTCGTTATTCAAGAGCCATATGTGATCGTTGTGGTCAAGAATATAAATACCAACAATTAAAAAAAGAGTGGAATGGCTTATTTGTTTGTCCTTCATGCTATGAACCTAAACACCCACAGCTAGATCCGCCTTATCATCCACCAGATCCAGAAGCCATAAAAGACCCTCGTGTAGAGTCTAACAAAATTTTAAAAGATAATAGTCCGACAGGTCCTGACGATGCAACATTTGATACATTCTCACAGCCTATGCCTGTTACTGTTTTTTTAGGTGAACCTGGTGACAGTGCTTTTTTTACAACAAGACAAAGCACATCACCTGCAGATGGGTCAAACCCTACAGATTCAAATAGTATGTTACCACAAACACCTCATAAAAAACTAATTGCTAAATTCTCTCAAGGTATTGTGACTGTGTCTACAGCTAGCACGACCACATATACAGTAACAGTAGGCAGTAAGTCTGGTGGTGGAAATGCATATTACATTGACAGTGTGGAGAGACCTGTTTTGACATTAAATGAGGGTGAAACATATATATTTAACTTGAGTGATGATACCGTTGATTCACATCCTTTTTTCTTAAGCACCACAGATGGAGGAAGTCATTCGGGAGGATCAGTGTATACAACAGGGGTGGTTTTTAAGATTAACGGTTCATCTGTATCTCAATCAGCCTATACTAGTGGTTTTTCTTCTGCCACAACGAGAGCCTTAGAAATAACAGTAGCATCTAGTGCGCCAACATTGTATTATTATTGTAGTGTTCACTCAGGAATGGGTAACCAAATAAACACACCATGAACTATAGCGAATTATTAGACAATGTAAGAAACTACACAGAGGTAGGATCTGAGGTACTATCCAATACTGTTATTAACGTATTTATAACTAATGCAGAAAATAAAATACAAAAACAATTAGATTTAGATGCATTTAGAAAATTTGCAACATCGTCTCTGACAATAGGCAGTCCTTTTCTCACTATGCCTGAAGATTTTGATTTTGAAAGAGGTGTACAAGTTGTAGACGCAAATGCAGACAGAGCTTGGTTAGAACAAAGGGACACTACATTTATTGATGAATATAATTTAGACAGAGCCAATAATACTGGTACGCCGAGATATTATGCGAACTGGGACGAAAATACTTTAATTTTAGCACCAACACCAAATGCTGCCATAACTGTTGAGCTATGGTACAATCGAACACCAGAAAGATTAGGTGACGGTACATCAGGCACCACAACCACAACTTTTTTATCTAATACAGCACCAGAAGTTTTGATTTACAGCACAGTAGCTGAAGCCTTTTCATACTTGAAAAATCCTACATATGTGCAATTATACGAACAAAAGTACGGCCAAGCTGTACAAGGTTTAGCTACCACACAAATGGGTAGAAAACGTAGAGACGAATACGCAGATGGAGTCCTGCGTGTGCCGTTACAATCAGTGGCTCCAGGAGGTAAATAAACATGGCGATTACACAAGCGGTATGTGATAGCTTTAAGAAAGAGTTGTTGGAAGGTGAACACGACTTTCGATCCTCTGGTGGCGATCAATTTAAACTAGCTCTATATGGTAGCTCGGCTTCATTAAGTAATACAACCACTGCGTATACAACTTCACAAGAAGTTAGTGCATCTGGCACATACGCTGCAGGTGGTGGTAATTTAACAAGCACAGGTGCTGCTGCCACAAACAATACATCCTTCATTGACTTCAGTGATATTAGTTTTACGAGTGCAACTATCTCAGCACAAGCTGCTGTGATATATAATTCAAACACTTCTGCAACAACTAATACTAATGCTGCAGTTATGGTTTTGGATTTCGGAGCAGTTAAAACATCAACATCAGGAACATTCACAGTACAATTTCCAACTAACAACGCTTCTAGTGCTATTTTAAGAATCACTTAAAATAAACGCCAGGTAAAGCGTTATGTTTTTTGGTAAAACCACATTTGCTGAAGATTCATTTGCTTCACAAGGCATAAACGATGTAAGTGTTTCAGTTACGGGCCAAAGCCTATCAACGGCTATTGGCACAGAAACAGCGATTTCTAATGTCACTGTTGTACCTACAGGTATAGCAGTAAGTTCCACACAAGCATCAGTATCAATATTTTTACCTGATGTCACTGCAACACCCACCGGTATCGCAGTCAACTTTCAAAGTATTGGCTCTTACTCAGTTGAAGCTGGTGGTGAAATAACTACGATTGTTGGATCTGAGAGTTTACTTAATACATCCGTTGGTACATCTACAGTTAGAACTGATGTAATAAACCAGCCTACAGGTATTGCGTTAACATCAGCTCAAGGATCTGTCACACAAACAAGTGCTGTAGTTGCTCAGCCATCAGGCATAGGAATGACCACAGCTCGTGGTTCTATATCATTTACAAGTGACTTAATTGTAGACTTAACAGGTAATGGTCAGTCATTATCCACTGCAATTGGCACAGAAACATTTGTCGGTAGTGTTACTGCCACACCAACGGGTATAGCCTTAACCTCAACTATTGGTACAGCAGCGAGTGTACCAAGCATAATAGCGACACCTACCGGTATTGCTATAACATCAGCTCAAGGCAATGCTGCAGGTGTGCCTGTTACTATCGCAGCCCCTGATGGCATAGATGTTACTGTAACCATAAGAACTCCTGGTGTTTTAGCATGGTCACCTGTAGATGACTCAGTATCTAATACATGGACACCAGTGGATGATAGTGCTACAAATACATGGACAGAAGTAGATGACAGAGAGGTAGCTTAGTGCTATAAAATAATATGGCTTTCGTAATTAATGATAGAGTAAAAGAAACGACTACAACCACCGGCACAGGTGCATTTGCCCTTGGTGGTGCGGTTCAGGGTTTTGAAACATTTGGCACAGGTATTGGTAATAACAATACTACTTACTACGCAATATTTAATCCAGGCACTTCAGAGTTTGAAGTAGGATTAGGCACATTAGATGCAGATAGTTCAGATTTAGCTAGAACTACCGTTATATCATCATCAAACAGTGATAATGCTGTGGATTTTACTGCAGGCACAAAAGACATATTCTGCACAATGCCAGCATCAAAAGCTGTTATTGAGGATGCAGATAATGATGTAAGTATCGGTAGACACTTGACCATAGGCTCGCAGCTAAGAATGCCAGACAATACATCAGGTAAAATCTTAGTTGGTGATGGCACAAGTTATCAAGAAGTTGCAGTTTCAGGAGATGCTACTTTGTCAAGTAGTGGTGCATTAACAATATCAGGCGGTGTATCACAAGGCTTCGTGATTGCAATGAGTGTAGCGCTCTGATACAAATATGAATAGGAGATAATTAAGTGGCTCAAGATTTTGAAAGAAAAATACCTTTCAACAGTTCTGGTGATATAGCTATTGGCACAACCGCAAGAACTGTAATGACATCAAATAGTGATGACACTATTATAGGTATTAGATTAACCAATATTACAAATGCAACCATTAAAGCAAATGTTTATGTAACAAGCACTGCGAGTGGTGGATCTGCTGATTCATATTTAGTTTATCAAACTCCGATTGCAGCAGGTGGTCAATATGAGGCCATAGATGGTGGATCGAAAATAGTCCTTCAGTCGGGTGATGTTTTAAAAATACAAAGTGATACCGCAGCAAGTCTGCATGGTTGGGTTTCCTTAATTGATAGTATTAGCACATAGGGGTTAGCATGGGGTATCTTGGTAATCCAGTCACAAAAAATTTCACAACCACTACACCAGTTCAAACATTAACAGGTGATGGATCTGTATCATACGCACTTTCTGCAGCAGCAGCAGTCCCTGAAGATATTGCCGTTCTTCGTAATGGAGTGAGGCAGAAACCAACGACAGACTATTCAGTCAACGGTGCACAAATAACTTTTACAACAGCCTTAGCAGCAACTGATACTTGCTTTGTTATTTTCTTAAACGGTATTTTATTGGATCAAAACACCCCTGGTGCAAACAGCATACAACCAAGTATGATGACATCATTTAATGGTGTATATGAAAACTTACAAACTATAACCGCTACGACCACAGTAGCATCAACCGATAACGCATTTTTAGCAGGTCCTGTTACATTTACAGGAACAATTACAGTGGAGGGTAATCTTACAGTAGTATGAGCACACTTGAGGTAAATAAGATTACGCCTATTTCAGGTGGAACAACTGTCACTTTAGGAGACAGTGGTGATACTTTTAATCTTGCTAGTGGAGCAACTGCAGGATTTGGAAAGATTGGTCAAGTAGTTCAAAATGGTTTTTCTAATGCTGGTTCAGTAACCTCTACAAGTTGGGTAAATGTAAACTCAAACATAAATACTTCAATTACACCTACAGCAACTTCAAGTAAGATATTAATAAGTTTATCTTTAGGTGTTTATCCTAGTAATGGTTATTTATCAATTTTTAAAGATTCATCAAATTTATTTGGTAATAATGGTTTTTTGAGAATGTACACAAATAATGATACTGGAGTAACAGTATCTTTTAATTATTTAGATAGTCCATCAACAACAAGTTCTGTAACTTACATGTTTTATGCAAGATTAATATCGGGAACTTTTTATTATAACAATGATGTTGAAATAGGAACTATGACCTTACAGGAGATTTTAGCATAATGGGAACAATATTCGTAGATAACCTAGAACCACAATCAGGCACTAGTTTAACACTAGGAGCGAGTGGTGATACACTTACTATTCCATCTGGTTGCACAATAACTAATAGCGGTACAGCCAATGGGTTTGGTAAGATTGGGCAAGTGGTTCAAGCAACGACATCCTCTGAAGTAACCAACACTTCAGCAAGTTATGCTGATACAGGATTGTCTGCATCAATAACACCGACCTCTACTTCATCGAAAGTATTGGTGTTATGTTCTGTATCTGCAAATATGGGAACTGGTGGTGATATCTATATGGCAAGTTTTTTTAATATAGTACGAGGATCAACACAAATTACTGAATATGGAAATAGAGTTAGAAGTGGAGCTGGTGGAACAAGTGATGAGTCTGGAGCTTCCATATCACTTCAATACTTAGACTCACCCTCTACAACCTCAGCAACCACGTACAAAGTGCAACAAAGAGTGGAGACTGCTGGTAATAGTCGATCAACCGTTTCACAGTTTAATAGTAAGGCATCAAACATGATTTTAATGGAGATTTTAGACTAATGTCAAAGATACTCGTAGATACAATCGACACTCGATCAGGAACCACTACCTTGACATTGGGTTCATCCAATGCGGGTACGATTGCCTTGGGTAGTGGTGATGTGCAAAGTAATTTTTTACAACCAAGTTTTTTAGCTTATTTAAGCACAGACCAAACAGGAATTGCACACGAAACTTATGTAAAAGTAAATTTTAATTCTGAGTCTTTTGATACAAATTCTGCTTTTGATACATCGAATTATCGCTTTACACCGGGGGTAGCAGGTAAATATTTTTTATTTGCTCATGTAAATATAGAGGCAACTAACACAGCCAATTATTATACTTTAAGAAAAGTTCAAGCAGCCATATATAAAAATGGCAGCATACTAACTAATCCAGGACTTGAATATAGACTGAGAGGAAATGATAATGGTGGTAACGAAGATGCAGAGTTTGACCAAGTAATGGCGATTATTTCTGGAATTGTAACATCTGACGCAGATGATTATTTTGAAGTCTATGGGTATGGTGGTAATGACCAAGGAAGCACTGATAGAAAATACACAGCCGATTTATGTTATTTTGGAGGCTATAGAATAGGATCATGAGCACATTAAAAGTATCAACAATTTCGCCTCTTGGCACAGACGCTACGAAGACGATTACAGTCGGAACAAGTGGTGATACATTTACAGTTACTGATGGTGTCACTGTTTCGGGAGCAAGTGCTAATACGCCATCTTTTCAAGCGTTTAAAGCAGCTAATCAAACCATATCTGCAAGTAGTTATGTACAAATTCAGTTTGATACAAAAGACTATGATACTAATACGTGTTACAATAATACAGGTAGTTCAACCACTCTTAATGGGTTGACTGCTCCAGCTTATTCTTTTGTACCTAATGTTGCCGGTAAGTATTTAATTGGAGCAGCCGTCAATTCTAATACATCTACTGATTTTGATGCTTTTATTGTTGCAATATTTAAAAATGGTACACAAATAAATAGAGTAATTAATTCAAGCAGACATTTTGATAGTGCTGTAACTAATTTTATAGTGACAGCTAATGGAACTGGAGATTATTTTCAAATATATGGTTATACAGAACAAAGTGGTGGGTCAACTTTACAGCCAACTGACAGTGATTCTAGATTAATGTGGTTTTGTGGACAGAGAATAATAGGAGCATAACATGTCAGTAACAACGATACCAACAGCGGGAATAGCGGATGATGCAGTAGGAAACACTAAATTAGATCTTAGTGCTAATTATGCTTTTACTGGTACTGTTACTGGTGCTTCTCAGTTTACACTTTTAAGCACACAAACAGCCTCCAGTGATTCAACAATTAATTTTAATAATGCATTAATTACAAGTACCTATGATCA